AACGTAAAGTGTGGGGCTTTTCTCGAGCCAAAGATTATTTGCGCGCAAAATTGCATTCATTTCCGCGTGCACTGCGTGGCAGTCGGTGTAGTTCGGATTGACTGCGTGTTCACCGTGAACACGTGCGTTCACAGCGCGTGTGCACCACGTTTCGCATGATGTGCTAGCGCTTTGATGCGCAGGCGTACCGTTGTAACCAACAGACAACACTCGATTGTCTTCAGACACAATGACAGCGCCATACTGCGCCCGTGAGCACCAACTTCTACGACCTACGTTGCGAGCAGTTGACATCCACAACTCGTCCCATGATATGCGTCCTTCGTTCACGGCTTACAACTTATCAATCGAAAGTTGCTGCTGAAGATGCCATGATTCTGTTGTGCTTTCAGCGGTCACGGACGTTGGATGCGTCATAAACGTAAGCGCACGCGCTTGAATTTCTTCAAACGTAATGCCTTTCCAACCGAAACCGTCGTGACGCACTAAGTCAGACGTAGGAAACGAAAGCGTGTCAATCTTGTCGAAGTCACGTTCGTAAAGATGAAACGAAACTGCGTGGTGATAATAATCGCCGGCTTCAATTCCGAGAACGTTTGCGAGTGCAAGTTGCAATTGTGACAACTGGCCCCAGTCATGAGGAGTGCCCCACCATGCGTCGTTGCTGCGCATTGTCACGTGCATTACGAGTTTGTCATTGCGAATGAAGAATTGAAGCATTGTTGTGCACGGTACATCTTTCGCTTGCGTCGTGCGGAATGCGTCAAGGAGCGGGTCCCAGATTGTGATGACTGCTTGACGAGTGTCACGGTCTGATTGCAAACGACGAATCACTGCTTCTAACTGCGCACCGATGCGTGTGCCGTAAGGCCCATGAAACGTTTCGCCGTTCATGAAGTTCGCCATGTTCGGCGCAGCCTTCACGGTGCGAGCAGGCATCGATGTGCACGAGATAAGTTGCAATGCCTCAAGACTGATGAGCTTTGTGCTCAACTTTCGATCGATGCCCGTGACGATTGCGTAGTGTGGGTCTAGTCGCATGACAACATCAAAGATTTCTCGAGTGTTCTGTCCTCGAGGAGACGTTGACTCACCATGAGTTCGTAGGTATTGAAGAAGCGCAGGATAATCAGTCTGCACATTTTCAATGTCAAATGCGTGTGTTAGTTGTTTCATTTGTCCTCCATTTTGTATGCGAATGGGATGTGAGCGTGATGACATGCATCCGCAGACTTTTGATCGATTGCAATTACAAGCGGGTTGTATATTGCGTCCCACAATTCATTCAATTGCTCAGTGTAATTCACAAACGCGGTATCTGTGTCGCCGCCAAGTGCATATCGCTTTACGATATCGTAATTGTGTGTACCTTCATATGGCATGAAAGCGATAGGCGTTGGCGAGTCACCGACAATTAGTCGTGATGGGCGACGAGTGCCAACGTAAGACGTGAATGCGCCGCACTGAGACGAACTCGCTTCAGGCGCAAGCGCTGCTGTGATGACACCGTGAGCGTCATGAAAGCCAGTGACTGATGACATGAAGTGGAGAGGTGTTTTCTGAATCACTTCACGGTAAAGGTCAATGACAGACGCCACTTCATCACGCGCTAGATAGTCTTCACCTCGCTCATTCATTCGACTTAGAAGTGCATCTAGCGGCATTTCCGTGTACACTAAGTACGCTCCTTTCGCTTGAAGGAACGCATTGATGTGCCAACGAATGACTGGGTCCAACCCATTGTCACCGCGCTTGATGGGACCGTATACGTCAGGGCCAATGTGCCAACGATCGCAAACGATTGACCGTGATTGTTGAGGCACATAGTTAAGAAGCGCAAGTTCGTACTCGTCAAGGACGTGATCGATAGGCACCCCACGGTGAATCAACTCTGCGTCGCCGATAAGCGATACGAGTTCATTCGCCAATGTCGACTTACCGCTGCAATCGACACCTTCTAAGATGATAAGCATTCGTCCTCCGTTTTTGTTGTGAGTTAAATATTACTCAATGCGAGTGGGCGCGTAAAACGCTCGCTTGATGCCATCATCAAGTTCTGCGGCTTGTAACAAAGCGCTCGAAGACGTCTTTGGCAAGTACCACACACCGTCAGCATCGCGCAATCTCAATCGCTCAATAATCGCTGCGGGGTCTTCAGACACTTGCGCCCATTCACGGTTAACTTCGTGGCACACATCTTCAGTAAGCATAGGGCGACACGTTGAACATGGCACTGATGTCTTCGAAGCAGGCGCTAATTCAGCGTTCTTCTCTTTCATCATAGCGCAGTTGGGACGGTGCACAACTATGCTCTTTCCAGAGCCTGCGACAATGTATTTGCCACCTACAGTTTTGTAGATGTCAACTACAAACCAACGAATTTTCGACGGTAAAAATGAAGTCGCTGTTGCGAGATGAAGGCCTTCAAAGTCGAGTTGACGACCTTTGTCGTAAACCGTAAAGAAGTCAGGCTGCATCATTCAATCCTACCATTAAAACTTTTTCGCCATGAACTCGTCAAGCGTAACGCCTTCATAACGCTTGCACAAATAATTCAATGACACAAACATTGGGTCGTACGCACCGTCAGCGACTTCATGTTTGACGATAATGCCTCGCCAATGTGCGTTACCTTGCGCGCCTTTATACTCTTCATCGTGAAGGTAGCATGCACCCGCAACGAGACCGTGAATAGGTTGACCGTTCGCGTGATAACGAATGCCGTAAAGAAGAAGTTGCTGATGACCTTGTGTAAACGAGATGCCGAGATTCTTCAAACGCGTATCGATCATTCCGCTGTACGATTGACCGGTCATTGGGTTGTAAAAGTAGTGAGCGTATGTTACGCCATCGAGAACGATAGGCTTAAGAAAAGGAACGACTTCCCACCCGTGTTCTGCGTAGTTGAGATGCTCGAGACTGACGTTATATTTCGCCGTCTTACTCAACTCGAGCACACGCGCAATTCGATGCTCGTGATTGCCGTGCAAAATAATTCTGCGAGGGTGCCATTGCTTCTTACCTTGCGCGCGTTTACGTGTGTTGTATTCGATAAGCGGCGCATTAAGAATGTCAAAGCCTTTATTCGCTGCGGCAATGTCCGTCTCATACAAGCGACCTTCCATCGAAACTTTGCCTTCATCGTATGATGAAAGCGAAGGCATGTCTGCGTGGTCGCCAAGATGAATGATTGTGACGTTCTCTTCGCCCGCGAATTTGTCAACAATGTATTGACCTATCCAAGCGAGATGCTCGAGTGGGACGCCATCTTTAACTTGCGTATCGGGTATTACGATATGTGTCGATGAAACATCATTCGTCATACGTACCTCCGTCATAGGCTAATAAAATTCTATTTAGTTTTGAGTTTGCGTATTGTGTTGCGTCACGGTATTGTTCGCTGATGTTATAAGTCCACGAACGTACTTTTCTGCTTCAAAGTCTGAGGCAGCAGCGACGTGAACGCCTCCTGGCCCACGGTGATGCGCTTCGCAAAGCCACACAAGATTTGCTGCACTTTCGACCCAAGCACCAACTTCATCGGGGTCAGAGATTCCAGGATAGTCGACTTCTAACCACGCGAGGTCAACACCGTTTTGCAGCGAAAATTCGACGTGTGCGTGATGAAGTTCGAGCGGCTTGTCTAACGAGCATTCGCTGAAGTCGTTTCGGTGAGCGCCTATCATGCATTGCGCAGTAGCCTTAGTCCTTTCACGGAAGTGATGAAAGTCTTTGTAGTGCGGGTCACCTTCTCGAGGTGGGTGCGGCGGATAGTGCACCAAATAATGATGCGTTGTCGTTTGAACGTGAGCGGCGATTTCTTCAGACATTAGAGTAGTGTCATTGGCTTAGGTGTCACGGTGATTGCGCCAGAAACGACTGCAGCGCCGTTTCCTGTGCTTTGCCACTCCCACACCCACGTGCCTGGGAGACTAACGGTTGCGATTTGTATCGCAAAAGTGCCGGTTGATGGATTCGTAATTTGCGAACCAACGCCATACGTAAATGATGTTACGTTTCCGCCGTTCACACGGTAGCCAAACGCAACATTCGTTGGGTTAATCGCAGCGCCCGTTAGCTCATTCGTAAATTGCACTTCAAAGTTTAAGACGTTGCCTTCAACGTATGTGTTGATTTGTTGAGATGCCATGAACTCCTTACAAACCCATTCTAATCGCTATAGCACCGTGATTTAGAGCGAAACGTTGGCTGATGCAGATGTTAGAGAAGACTCTGACGTAGTTGCGTTTGTCACTTGCGATTCACTTGCGTACGATAGCGTGACAATCGAAGACGTAGGCGTTGCTAATGTGACTAACGATGTTGCGTTCTTCGCGCCTGTGACGAGTGAAGTTGTCGCAACAGCGATGCCACCGATGATGCTCTCAATTAATGACGCATACGCGGAGAACTTTGTCGTCAATGTGCCTGACGCTGAGAGAAACACCGTGGGATTTGACACATTTGTAATGAACGTAGAAGATAAAGCACCAGACGTAGAAATGCGCGTGATTGGCGCGATCGTAGCGCTAAATACATTTGACATTGTTGAAGACGCCATTGGCACAATAGTACGCAAATTAGCCGTTGAACTAAATGATGCTTGCAAACTCTCAGTCGTAGGCACCGTGATAATTGAAGAAAGCGATGCGCTAAACTGCGAAGAAAACGCACCCGATGACGTTAATTTTAGCGTTGCGCTTTCAGACGCAGAAAATGACGTTTGCAAACTGCCTGTCGCAGACACGTTCACGGTTGACGTGTCATTACCAGCAAATGTCGCCAATAGTGAGCCATTAGCGCCTACATTAATGACCCCAGAGAGTGATGAGGAGAAGGTAAATGGGGCTGAAAATGATGTTTGCATCACTGTCGTCAATGATTCAGTCGCTGTAAACGTTGACGATAGCGCGCCAGTCGTTTGCATCACCGTGACTGGAGATGCATTTGCAACAAAAGAATTAGACGCAGCGCCAGACGCATTAATGACTATAACGTCAAGTGAATTCGCAGAAAATGAAGATGTGCTTGCGCCAGCGACTGAAAGCGCTGTGTTTCCTGCGTATGTCTGCCCAAGATATGGTGCGCCT